GAATACGGCGAATTGGCTAAAAAGATCGCGGGGTCTTCTGAGTCAGCTGGAGCGAGATTGACAGTCGCATATAACAACATGCGGATTGAAATAGGTAAAGCTCTGCAGCCGGTCGGCGCTGAGTTCCAACAAGCATTTGCTGATTTTATCGAAAACATAACACCCGCGCTTCTTTCGACTCTGCCAAAGCTTGGTCAATTGTTCTTGTCAGTTGCAAAAAATTTAGACGTACTCGCCGCTGCTGCGGTAGCTGCAGGTTTAGCTCTAGGCGGCCTTGCAGCCAAAGTGGCAATAATAAAAGCAGGCTCCATTGCGGCTTTGTTTGCAAAAATTGCGACAGCCGCATCATCGGCAGGAATTGCGATAAATGGGATGTCTGCAGCCGCGCTTCTTAATCCTTGGGTTCTTCTAGCTGCGGGGGTTGCAGCTGCAACTGTTGGCGTGGTCAAGTACTACCAAGGGCAGAAAGAATTAAATCAACTACTGGACGAGGGCAAAGGTAGCACTGAAACGATAAAAGAAAAAATGCAGGAATACAGGGATGAAATAACAAAAGCTAGGAACAAGCTGAAGGGCATAAATGGAGAACAAAAAGCCACAGGCCGTCAAGCAAACAGTTTGAAGAAAAAAGTTGCAGAACTAAGAAGCGAGCTTGAAAGGTTAGATGGCACCTACACGATCAGGATTAAGTATGAGAACAAAGGCTATAAGTATGACGAAAAAGGCCAAATGGAAGAATTTACTGTTGGAGGAATAGTTTACGGCGGACCGAAAGGAGCAAGAGCCAAAGCCTTGCGTAGAGTAGATGGCGAACCACTCAACAGTTCGACGGTATTTCCAGGTCCAAAAGATGGCGAGGATGAGGACAAGTCAGGAAAAGGAAGCGCCAGGAAGTCGCGACTACCACAGCTTCAAGATAAGTACGACTCGATCATGCGATCTAGTCCGATCTTAGAGATACAGCAGAGGCAGATTTTCAATACAGTCGCCTTGGCCCAAGCAGAAGAAGACAAAAACAGAGAACTCGTTGAAACCATAAAACTCAACTTAATAAATCTTAAATTTGCCGAACAAGATCTTCAGGTTCAAAATAAATACTTAGACGCACTAGCGTCTGCGAATAGGATGGAAAACGAAGCGGAACGTGAAAAAGCAAAAGAGATTGCACAGGCTCAAAAATCTTTTGACCTTGAAAAGCTAAGAAATGCGTCACTTGGCAAAAAAATTCTTCTTATGAAGGAAATTCAGTTTGAATCAAAGAGGATCGCCAAAGCGTCCGAAGACGAATTGTTTAACCTACGCGATCAGCTCGGGCTGGTCGGCAAACAAGAAAGGATCGATAGATTTAGGCAGTCAAGAAAAGACGCAGGAGATCCAAACGCTGAACAGCAAACTGACTTATTCCGCCAAACAATAGACCCAACATTGGCCGAGGGATTGACGCAAAACATTGCCAAGATGAAGAAAGAGTTAGACGACCTAGTTAATCCAATCAATCAAGTAACAAGCGCAGCAACAGCCATTGGCACTGCGTTCTCTGATTCGTTCAAGAGTGTCATCGACGGTAGTGCTACCACTCAGGAAGCATTGGCTGGATTCTTCAAGAATATTGCCAGTTACTTCCTTGACATGGCAATGCAGATCATCCAGAAGATGATCACGATGTATATCTTGAACACGGTTGTTGGGTTGCTGCCCGGGAGTGGCTCTGCTCCTAGCTTCGGGAGTGGAGTTAGCTCAGGACTGCCGCTTTTTGGAGACTACAGCGGCCTCTCGGGTACTCCATTTGCCAAAGGTGGAGTATTCGCCAAGAACAAGATCGTGCCTTATGCCAAAGGTGGCATCGTCGACAAACCCACGATGTTTACCTACGCGAACGGCGGCACTGGCCGCTTTGGGCTTATGGGTGAAGCTGGCCCTGAAGCAATCATGCCGCTTAGTCGTGGACCTAACGGTAAACTCGGGGTCCAGGCTTCTGGCGGTGGAGGCGTATCTGTTGGTAACATAAATATCACAGTTGAGAACAAAGGCGATCAGTTGAATCCAGCAGCACAAAAGCAGCTAGCCGGTCAGGTCCAAGGTATCGTGTTATCAACGCTGGCGAATGAGCGCCGTAGCGGAGGAATGCTCTAATGACCTATTTATCTTTCAATGACATCAAACTTGAACGGACTACTTCCGTAAAGACGACTTCAAGAGTGCAAAGGGCACAATTTGGGGATGGCTACAGTCAAGTGTTGACTGACGGGCTGAATACAGATATTGAAAGGTGGGATTGTACGACGGGGCTTTTAACGAATGAAGAGGCTTATTCAATTGAAAGTTTTTTGCTTTCACAAAAAGGTCAAGCAATTAATTGGACTAGCCCTTTAAACACTAAGACGTTTTCAAGACCGTTTGCCTCTGGTCAGCTCAAGCTTGGCTATACAAATTTAAGCGCGTTGGCCTTAACTGGATACACAAGACCCACTAATTACACAGCGAATATGGTCACGGGTGACTTAACCTCTATCACTATTTCTGATGGAACAGTCGTAGCAATAACGTTGACTCTTGCGGCTAGAAACTATCTTCTTGATGACGGGTGGACGCTGACTCCAGAGACTCCAGCCTATGCAAGAATCAAGTTCGGCCTCACGCAGGTGTATGTATGACGCAAACGCCTCCTAACGCTGAAGTTTTTAAGCCACAGCTGCCGCAGATTATTGATCTGTTTACGCTCGACATCACAGCAATTTTGCCTTCTGGTTCGTCAGATCAAGCAATTTATAGATTTGCAAATTGGTCACAAGTTAATGGCGCTGATGTTGTCTATCAAACGAACACTTATACGGCGTTGCCTCTAGAGGCATCAGGGTTTGAGCTAAACACCAAAGGGCAGTTGGCGCGTCCGAGCTTGACGTTTGCAAACGTAGGTCTTGGTATTACCGCTTTGACCAACACTTATGAAGATCTTGTTGGCGCAACGGTCCAGAGGATTCGCACGTTAACGACCTATCTCGACGGTGCTGAAGCTGCTGATCCAAACGCTTATTGGGGACCAGACGAATGGATCGTTGAACAAAAAAGCAGCGAAACTAAGTTAGCGGTATCTTTTCAGCTAACAATTCCGTTTGATCTTGAGGGGCGTTCATTGCCTGGTCGTAGGCTATTGCGTGAGCAATGTCAGTGGAGATATAGGAGCAATATTGGTTGTCATTACAGTGGAAGCAATTATTTTAATGCTAATGATCAAAGTGTTGCCAGCCTTAGCAATGATGTTTGCGGCAAAAGGCTTGACAGCTGTCGCCTAAGATTTGGGAAAGTTGAGGTTACAAGATCTTTTACTTCAGGCATCTTGGATCTGGAATACACTGACATTGCGGCAGGCAGTGTTGTGATTGTTGGTAATTACCAAGAGAATACGGATTTCACAGTTAACTCGACGACTGGCATTGTTACCTCTGTGACAATTGCTGACGGCGTAGTATTAAGAATTAGATTCAGTCCGACAGCCCAAGGCGATCGCTTGCCATTTGGCGGCTTTCCTGGTCTTACGGACGCAATGGGCTAAACGATGCTTTCTCAGTACAGCAATCCGATCACAGTCGAACAGCAAGCAAGCATTCGTGCTTACGCAGAAGCCGCTCATCCTGTTGAAGCTTGTGGCTTTGTTCTTGCTGATGGAACGGTTGTCGAATGCACCAACACTTCGACGCAGCCTGACACGTTCGTTATCAGCGCAGAAGAGACGGCTTTGTACTTGGATGATGCCGTTGCTTCATGGCATAGCCATGCGGATTACGCGGGCATGAGCTTTGCGGACATCAATGCCTCTAAAGCATTGAATTTGGCTTATGTGGTTTTCAACTGTGCTAGCACAGAGTTTTATTACTTTGACCCGCGTCAGTCAGCAGGCTTAGTGGGACGTCCGTGGATGTATGGCGGTTATGACTGCTATTCAGCGGTTCGTGATTGGTACTCACAGCAAATGGGCGTTCAGATGGCTGATTATGAGCGTCTGTACGAGGGTGAATGGTCTCAGCGAGGCTTTACGCATTTTGAGGATAACTTTGCAGCTGAAGGCTTCGTCAGGATCCCTAAGACAGTTGATCTGGAACGTGGGGATGTGCTGCTATTTCGGATCAGAAATGACCACACCTGTAACCACGTTGCAGTGATTGAGGACGTAGAGGCCAATCAGATTTATCAACACTTGGTCGATCGAGACTCAGCGATAATGGCTTACAGCGGCTATTTCCGCGATAATACGTTCATGGTTCTGAGGCGCGGCAGCTAATGGTCACCATTCGGTTATTAGGTGAAGCTGGTCGGCGTTATGGGCGTAAATTTCAGCTTGCTGTAAAGACACCTGCTGAAGCTTTAAGGGCATTGTGTTTGCAGATCCCTGGTCTTAGGCAGTATCTGTTGGAGTCAGGCGAGAAGGGGATTGATTGGCGCGTTGTGACTGATCACGCGGAAGGCTTAGAGGATGAGCAGCTTTTGTGGCCAATGAGTAAGCGGATGGTGCTAGCTCCATTGCCTGCTGGTCGTGGTGGAGTGGGCAAGATTATCGCTGGCGTGGCGTTGGTTGCTTTTGCGATTTTGGTCCCCGGTATAGGCGCAGCAGCGGCCACTATCTTTGGCACGCAGTTTGGCGCTATTTCTCTTGGTATTGGCGCGATTGGCGCTTCACTGATCTTCGGCGGCGTAGCAGACCTATTAACGCCAACGCCCAAGATGCCCAATGTCAAAGGCGGTGGCTTAGGTGGCGGTTCTAGTGCAACTTCAGGTCGCTCTCAAGAGGAGCAGCTGAACAGCTTTGCCTTTGATAAGTCGAACGCGAATACAGTGCAAGGAGACGTGGTTCCTGTTCTTTACGGTGAGCGCATCATTGGCGCTTTGCCTGTTCTGAGCTTTGGCCTTGAATTGCAAAATTACTTGTGATGGACGATCAAACCCAAGTGAACAACCTAGAAATCAGCGGCGCTGGTGGTGGTGGTGGTGGAAAGAAGGCACCAAAACAAGTCGTCAATCAAACGGTTGTTGTTCAGAATCCATCAAGACAGCCAGTCGTTGAAGCTAATAACTTATTTTCAGTTGCATTTGCGAAAACAGTTTATGCGCTAAGCGAAGGTGTCCTTGAAGGTTTTCCTAATGGCATCAATAAGGACGTTTACCTTGACGGCGTTCCAATTCAAAATCCTAATGGGACAAATAATTTTGAGGGTTTTACGCTTGAGTCAAGGCTAGGCGAAGACGAAACACAAACGCCTATTAATGGGTTCAGTACAACTGAAAACACTGTTGGCGTCAATGTAAACGTCACGCAG